ATGGCGACCTTTCAAAAACGTAATGGTAGAGTGACAGCTACCGTTAGAATTAAGCCGCATCCGGCTAAGTCAAAAACATTTGATACTTTGCGCGATGCAAAGAAATGGGCGCAAGAAACAGAAGTAAGATTAAAGAATGAAAAGTTAGAGATTTTCGACCACATTATATTTAAAGACGCCTTAATTGAGTACCGTGATACCGTCTCTATTAATAAACGTGGCTTTGAAAAAGAACGAAGAAAAATAAACTTTTTATTAAAAGCCATGTATGTAGATCAGCCACTCATTCAAGTTAATAAAGACTTCTTAACAGAATGGCGTGAGCAAAGACTTTTAAATGTTAAAGGTGCCACGATTAGACGTGAATTTATTTTGCTCTCAGCTTTTTTCACGTGGTGCATTGAGGTCAAGCGATGGCTATCGGTAAACCCTCTACGTGAAATTAAGTTCCCTTCAGAATCACCGCATCGAGAACGTGTAATTAGTGACGAAGAAATAGAAATTTTATTACCTTTCTTATCTACTGAGATGCGCTATATCTTTTTAATCGCTTTACAAACTGGAATGAGACTTTCAGAAATTTGCAATCTGAAATGGGAAAAAATTAGATTGAGTAAAAACTATTTAATTTTAGACCTTACAAAAAATGGTCGTGCAAGGGAAGTGCCATTAAGCTCCCAAGCGGTTGAAATCTTTAAATCCATTGGTCCAAAAAAGCAAGGGTATGTATTTAGCATAACTAGCGATGATGCAACCGATGAATTTCGTGATGCTAAATTAGAAGCGGGTTTAGAAGGTTTTACTTTCCATGATAGTCGCCATACTGCAGCAACAAAAATTGCTTTAAAAATCCCGCTGCTTGATCTGTGTAAAATGTTTGGGTGGAGTAATCCACGGCGTGCGATGATTTACTACAATCCCACATCTAGTGAGATTGCAGCGCGGCTTTCACAGCCGTAAGCGAATAACGGCCTTTAATATCTTTGAATCTATGCTCTTTGGCTAACTTTTTAAATGAATGGTAGGATAGGCCCGGTATACGTTCACATAATTGCGTAATGTTAAGCAGCTCATCGCCTTGGGCTGCTAAAACTTTAGTTACTGCATTCTCACATGCCTTTTCGATGACCTGAGCCAATTCGGATGCAGGCATAGAAACAAACTTAACTTCTGTCATGTGACTTCTCCTTTTCCTCAGCTCCCGATTCGCTTGCTTCCATTGCCTTATCAATGGCCTCACGTTTGGTTTGATGAACTGTTTCTGTTAAACGATCCCAACCATCAATCCAATAAACCTCATTCACACAAAAACCTTCACCAGTTTTGTCATAGTTTTCATCGTAATTTACATCACTGATTACTACTCTAGGTTTTTGAAGCATGAAATCTAAACGTGCTGCATCTTTTGCCTGATCCTCAGTTACGAGTACACAACCCTCTGGCACCGCCTGAGCCTTGGCTTTTTCTTGCCATGCATAACGAGCTCCTTTCACAAAAGCACGCTCAATTAGAGTTAAGTCTCTGTGTTTACATTGCTCAAGTAGATGTGCAACTTCAGGCAATGTGTCGGCCTCTTTTTCCTTATTCAAATCTGTCATGCTACTTCTCCAATGCTAATTAAAATTTCTTCTGGTAAATCGTCGGTGTCTTTTTCAATTAAACTTCGCATCGCTTTTTCATAGCCTCCATTAATAAATCTTGTACTTCGCGTTTTGACTCACGACGTTCCATAACAATTTCATCCATCGTGTTTTTTGCAATGATGTGATAGATGTAAACAGGGCGGTCATAACCTGCTTGCGCTTGGCGTGTTGGTCCAATACGCTCAATAATTTGTTGGTATTGTTCTAAATCCCACCAGTGAGAAAAGAACACAAGGATGTTTCCACCGTCTTGTAAATTCAGTCCGTGACCTGCGCTTGCGGGATGAGCAAATAGCACAGGGATTTTGCCTGCGTTCCAATCGTGAATCGTTTGCGGGTCTTTATCTAAATGGCGACCTTTTGGAAAAGCCTTTAATAAACGCTCAAGGTCGCTTTTAAAATGGTATGCAACTAATACAGGCATACCCGCAGCTTCTTCAATTACTGATTCAAGCGCCTGAATTTTTAAATCGTGGATAGGGTGCCAAGTGCCGTTTTCATCGGTATAAATAGAACCGCTTGCAATCTGCAAACATTTCATTGTTTTTGATGCAGCATTGAATGCTTCAACTTCTACCGTTTCAGCTAGTTCAATGAACATTTCCTTTTCCATTTCTTCATAGGTCTTACGGGCTTTGCCTGTAAGCTCTACTTCAATCGGGTAAACAATCGGCTCTTTAATGTCAAAGTAGTCCTTAGCTTCTATGCTCAAACACACATCTTTAATTCGCGCTTGAATTTCGCCTTGACTATGATCAAAAGGTACAAGGTTAACGGCGTTACGATCGTCACCAACTACAACCTTTTGAAACCAACGATCTGTAAAAGCGCTGAAACTCGTGCCTAATCTTTGACCACGATCAATGAACCATAGCTGACCCCACAGGTCTTTAAGTCCGTTGGGTGCGGGCGTTCCTGTTAATTCAATGAAACGTTTGACTCGAGTATGCGCAACTTTTCCTAAGGCGCGCGCACGTACCGAACCTTGTCTTAAACGAAAACCTTTTAGCTTTGTGCTTTCATCAGCGACCACTTTTGTAAAAGGCCATTTGCTACCTAGAAAATCAATTAACCATGGTAAATTTTCATAGTTAATTGCGTACGCATTTGCTTTTTGTTTTAAAGCACGTACACGTTCTTCAGGTGAACCAACTACAGGAACAACTTTATAATCTTGCAGGTGTTCCCATTTCTTAGCTTCATCAGGCCATGTGGTAGCAGCAACTCGCAAAGGGGCAACTACAAGAGTCGGCCCCGGCTCAAACAATTCAAGAATTTCTAAAGCGGTGAGGGTAGAAGACGTTTTACCTGTACCCATTCCTGCAAACACGGCACAACGTTCATTATCAAGAATGTGGTTGATAATTAAATGTTGGTAGTCGTGCGGTACGAATTTACGTGGATCGGTCATGGCTCGTCCTCAAGGCGTAATTCTTTTAGGTGTTCTAAACTTGAAAGAATTACAGTGTCGCCAATAAAAACATCATCTGGGTATGACCAAAAGGTGTATCCGTCCTCTTTGAACCCTTTTATCTCATCAAGGCCCCAACTAGTTAAACCAGATGCATAGAGCTGTTGAGGTTCAATATTAGATAGGGGGATAAAATAGTTTTTAGCACTCATTTTAATTAGATCGGCTAGTGTGGTTTCTACATACCCATAGTCGTAAATCTGCTTTGTACGCATGTCTGTATAAAAACCTGATTCCCAAGTTCGTATTGACTGAGGAAATCGAAGATTACCCCATCGTTCTTTCTTATAACCCATACTTTCAAGTACACGGCAAACAACATTTAAAGGTTGTTCTGGTGTAATGGTTATTTTCATGTTTTTGAATTTGGTCATTTTTCACCTGCCTTATTCGCACCCCAAGCAGATAAGCTGTCTTGTTGTGCAGGAATAAATTTAATAAGTTGATGCTCACTAAGTCCCTGAAGTAGCTTTCTAAACTTATTCAGACTTAGTCCTTTATCTTTAATGCGAAGGGCGCTATACATTTGGCGCGTATAAGCGACCTTATTTGCATTTATGAATTGAAGAGCTTCTTGCTCAATTTCATTTAAGTTTGGGCAAGCAATCTTTTCTTTATTAGTAAAGTTCACCCTAGTAACTCCTCAATTCGCTCTAAGCTGTCTATAACTTCAACTCGTTGACCCATCTTGCGCATGCGTTCATGTTCACGTGCTTGGGCTGCGGTTGGCTTTTCCTTTGGTGCCTTTAGTTCTGCCCAAAAAGTATTGTCTGGTAGCATTACTAGACGGTCGGGCGCAGAGTTGCGGCTAATCCATTTAACCTTGCGGACTTCACCCCCTAGGGCTTTGACCTTGTCCACAAGGTATTTTTCAATTACTGATTCGCGCATTTTCTAAGGCCACTTTTCTAAGTTTTAAATAAAGGGTTTCCATCTCTGCGTTGGTTGGTAAATACCCAATATCGTCAAGTGCATCTTCTAAAATACGAATCGCCTTATCCATTTCTTGCCAACTTGGCTCATTAACTTGTTCAACCATTTCTTAGCATCCTGTTTTAGTTAACTTCGAGAACTAAAAAGGCATTGTCGAATTTGATGTCATCTGAATAGTCACCTACGATAAAAACACCGTTTTTGTGGCTCCAAGTGCATGCTTTTAATTGACCGTCATCTTCAGCAACTAAATAAAATTTGTTATCAACGAGTTGACCTTGAGCAAGTACTCTTTTCATGGTGTTAATCCTTCTTATAGCGATATGACTCAAAGCCCGCTGCCGCTAAAGGCAAATCAAGTGCCCATTGGGGATTGGTAGCAAGCAGGCTTGATAAATGTTCATGGTTGTATTCCGGTACATCATCAGCTTCTGTAATCACTTCATCGTGTACAGTTAAATCAATTTCGTAACCTGAACCCTCGATTAATGGCATGTTGTGTCCGAGAACATCACGGGCAACTGCTTGCGTAATGTTCTCGGCAAACTTGCCGCCATAGGTGTAAAGGCGTTCCCATTTACGTGTGTACTGGTTATTGCCCATGTAAGAAATTCTGTTGTCGTCCGCTTTTGCACCCGGATAACAAAGGAAACGACCGCTTGGCAATTTGATGTAAAGCCAAGAGCCTTTTTTAATGAAAATAACTTTGCGGCATGGAAAAGGTTTATCAGGGTTGTTAATGGCATTAATCGCTGCCACACGAAGCTCATTCCACCATGCAGAAATATTCGGATGTGCGTAACGCCAAGAACGTTTGAAAGAGTCACAAACTAACCATGTGTTTTTCTTTAAACCGAAAGTGGTACGCTTTTCTTTCTTGTGCCATTCCCAAGCGCGGATTGCTTCATTCATTATGCTTGGGTCAATGCTGTCAAAAGCTTGTGCGGCCATGTCGTCAAGGTCTAAGCCGTATGCAGCTGCGAACGTTAAAAATGCGCCTACACCGCCTTCATAACCTAAGGCCAATTCCTGAACCTTACCGACTTGACGTTGGTCTTTGTCTACTTCATCAGGCAATACGCTAAATGATTTTGCATAAGACAATTTATATAGGTCGTGGCCTTCACCTGCATCGAAGTCATAGAACGCTTTAAGCTTCCAAATTTCACCCGCAAGCCAAGCTAGGGCGCGACCTTCAATGTTTGATAGATCGGCTACAACGAGTTTTTTGCCTTCTGGCGCACAGATACAACCGCGAATTGCTGAGCTTGTTAGTTCCATGACGTTTTCATAGAACATATCAGCACAGCCGATTTTTAAAGTCTCAATGCCTTCATCAATTACGTCTTGCTTAAGCGTAGGACGGGGTAGGTTTTGCGGTTGGAATAATCGGCCCGCCCATCGTCCCGTGCGTGATGCACCGTTAAATTGCAAAGTTCCGCGTAATCGACCATCTGAGCTAACACCTTTAGCAAGTGCAGTGTATTTTGCTGTACTGGTAGTTGAAGCCTGTAAACGGATGGCAAGCAATTCGCGAACTGCAAGTGGCAAAGAGTCGTCATTAATACGGCGCTCTAAAGTTGATTTCTGCATATCTGGCAGCGAAACACCATGTGCTTCGAGAATATGCTTAAGCATTGCATCGCGTTGGGTAGCTGCCTGTACTTCACCATCCGTTAATGCAACGGTGCGTTTTGCCAATCCTTTTTGCGCTTTGTCTACTGCTTCAATTGCAGATTCAACAAGATCAAGGTCAATGCAAACGCCACGGTCATTAATTTTTTGGTCAAGGTGCCAAAGTGCTAGTTCAGCTCCACGATAATTCCACTTTGGAATGCGTTTATGCAATTCGCGCATCGCCAAAATATCGTTTTTGGCATAGTCGAGAAAACGTGCCCATTCAAGCGGATGCGTTTCACGGGTAGCGCGGCGTAATTTTTGATTAGCAGGGCGGGGCTTGCAGAAAAGCTGAATAAGTTGTTTACCTGCTTTGTCTTTTGCCTTGTCTTGATCAATTTTGAAAATTTCACACAATGCATCAAGAGAGCCGGGTAATGAGTGGCTCAAAGCTTGGACCATTGTGTCTTCCCAACGTTCGATTGGTAGAACAATATCAAGGCCCATCTTTGGCAAAGCATGACGTAAAATAGTACGGTCAAAGTGCGAATTGTGAGCGATAAGTTTTACTTTTGGGTCGTTTAATAATTTGCAAAGTTCATTTGATAAAGGATTTGATGCAACGTCTTCAACATGAACGGGGCCGTCATTTAATGCCCAAGCAAATACGGTAATTTCAACTTGTTCTGCATAAGCGTGTGTGCCGTTTTTAATTGGCACTTCGCAATATGTCTCAAGGTCAAGCCAAAGGATGTCAGACATTACCAATCGCCCCCGCTTAAGAGACCCGCTAAAGCGCCACTATCAGCAGCAACCAATTCTTGTTGGGGCGGCTGTCCATATTCATCCGAGTGTGAGGCACCTAATAACAAAACCATCCCACCATCCTGACTGTAGTAGTTTGCGTCAGGAAAGTATTCACGTACTTCACCAAGAAGCTTTGCGAGTTGTGTATTTAAGCGCTTATAACGTTTTTCAAAGTTTGGATTTGCTTGATTTAAAAGGGCGTTGGCATCGAGTTCGCCTTCGGCAATAGTGTTTAATACATCTTCTTCAGTCATGTACATTTTTTAATTCTCCTTTGCTTTGGTAAAGTGAACGCAGAGGGTCAGCAATACATTCACTTTCCAAAGCAACTCGCAAAATGCGAGATGCTTTTAGGGTTATGCTTCGAAAACACCTTGATAGAATTCGCCTTGAAGTTCGGCTAATTTTCCTTTCAGGATTTCAATAAATTGATCAGCACGTTTTTGGTCGTGGTTGTCTTTACCTACAAAACGCAAAATAAATGTAGGTTCAGAGTTATTTACGGAAATACGAAGGGAAATGGTGATTGCTTCAACTGGCAAGCCTTTGAAGCTTTCAGTGTTCAACACGATTGCAGTAGGTAAGTTTTCATCAATGCCTGTAGCTTCTAGGCTTTCTGCTGCACTGCGTTGGTACCCCATTTCAGCAACATGGCTGTTTAATTCCGCGTTTTTAGCAATTTTTACTTTGCGTAATGCGCGAATGCCTTTATCGAATGGAATTACGGTATTTAAGGTTGCCCCATCTTCACCAGTAGATTTACCTTGAAGGGTAATGAACTCGGCCCAATCGTCTAATAGATCGATTAAATCTTCTTGGTTATAACGGCGGGTATTAGCAATTTCAAAAGCGATAAATTCAGGCTTTTTATCTAAAACTAAAACGGCAGTGTCGTCAGCATGACCAGGGTCGGCTTCGTTACCAATATTAAAAAACGCTTCTGCTTTAAGTGTGCTACGGGTATTAATGAAATTTTTTAAGCCTGCAACGCCACGTGCTTTTGCATACTCAACAAACGAATCAATATTGCTTGTGTTGAAAGTGCCGCGGAAACGGTCACGCAAAGCATTAAATTTTTCTGTGCTATGGACCTTAAAACCTTCAGGTACGATTGCAATTGAAGCTGTTTTATCAACCTGAACAGGTAAGTTGCCTTGTGCTGCAATTGCTAGCGCTGCGATTTTGTCTACGTTTAGTTGTTCCATGTGTTATTTACCTTATAAAGTTTGGTAGGAAAGGGATTAGCCGTTTAGATAATCTTCGGCTTTGACGCGTTCAGGCATTAAAGACAACTTGCCGCCTTGAAGAACATGCATAGGGGTTTTGCCGCTAGCATTTTCGGTTTTATCGCCTGTTTCGGTTGGGGCTTTGAAATTGATTTTGTGGGCAACTTCGACTTGGTTACTGTCAGAAATCTGGTTAATGGTTAATTCCAAAGTAACTTTGCCTGCTTTGCCGTGAGTCACTACGGCACCTGCTACAGTTGAAAGGAATAGACCTAATTGCTTTTCAGCTACACCGCTTTTTAGGTCACCAAGAAATTGAGGTACATCGGTTAAATTATTCATTGTTGTTTTCCTCATTTAGGATTTAAAAATTCGGGTCACACTATCGCAGTGACCGCGGTAAACGCCTTTTGAGTCAAGGTGCAAAATCGTTTACTGCCATGGTTATTTCCAGTATCGACACTCATGGCTTGTCGATTCGCGCCGGTCTCCTAACGCACTGGCTCACTCATCTATTTATGCGAATAAAGGGTCTTCCGTTTCATCAGCTGCGCTTAAGTCTTCGAAATCGTCTTCAGAAGCTACGCCACCGCCTGCAAACGCTTCGCCATCTTTCAGGAATTGCACACCGCGAAGTGATGCATTGATGCGTTTGCCGTAGTTGTTGTCTTGGCACCAAAGCTCAATTGCAGCATTCACGTAGCAACCTGCATAAGGTCGACCGTCTGCTTGAACTAACGGTGTTTTACCGTCACGGTCGAAAATTGTTGGACGGGTTTTATTACGTGCTGAAATAAAGTAGTTACCCGCATAGCCTTCGTAATCGCCTTTAGTGTCACCATCGTGTAAAGCCATACGGTCTTTGGTTTCGATTTCTTTTTTAACTTGAGGCCATTTAGCGCCCCATTTTTCAGCACCCATTTTGTCCATCGCCTTACGGATTTCATCAAGCTGCGGATGATCGCTAGCAAGAATGAAAGACGCAGAGAAAGCGGGGTCGCCTTCGCCATTTACAGTTTTAGCTTCAAATAAAGCAGGGAAAGCAAGGCGTACATTGTTTAAACGAATTTTCATGGTTATTACTCCGATACTGTTAAATCTTCAAATTGTGGTTTCATGTCCAAAGCGGGACGTTTGTCGCTTTCAGGTGCGACAGTAGGTTTACCGTCCGCCTGAGTAATAAGGGCTTCAATTTTTGTCCATTGGCGCGGGCCGATAGCTTCATCTTTCTTGAGAGCTTCCGCCTTTGTTGGACTAATTAATTTCAGGTCATACATCTGTTCGGTTTTAAGGCGCATGCTCTTAAGCAATTTTTCTGCTTCTTCTGCATCGGTCCAAGCGCGGTTGCCTTTCTTGCCTTGAACCATCTTGAAGCCGGGTATTGCTTCACCTGCATGCATCTTTTGGTGAACCGCTGAATCAACCGCTTTAATCCATCCTTCGAGAAGGGGGATAACCGCATACATTCGGCTAAGCTGAGCGTTGGTTGCACTTACAACTTGTGCCGTTGCATTGGTGATTTCTTCTTGCAAATCGAGTTGGGTTAAATCCTCAAACTCACCTGCAATGGTTTCTACCAAGTGCTTTTGTAAAGCAGGGCAAGTTGCCTTTGCTTTACACCAGTGGCACTGTTTCTCGCCCGGATTAAAAGAACTATCTAGGTCAGCAATTGCACCCATATCGCCTTCATCTAATCCCGCTTCTAAAGAATGGATGTGAGAAACAGAAGCCTTGGCATCACGTGCGAAGTCGTAAAGCTCTTCAACTGTTAATACAGATTCAGACTGATAGCCTAAGCGTGGTTGATGGATAACCATTCGTACTTGTTGAAAGTCGCCGAACATTCCGAATGTTGCCAAAGCACCTAAACCGTAAAGCGCAAGTTGCTCGTTGCCTTCTGCATCGACCTTTACGCCTTTACCGTATTTCAGGTCGTGGACCTGAATTTCAGTTTCGGTTAGAACAACTGCATCGCTTGTACCGAAAGACCCTTCAGCACCTACAAACTCGGAAAAATCAACACGCTGTTCTACAAGCAACTCGTTGCCTTCAGCTTGGGAACGCACCGCATCTAAATAGATTTGGACGTTCTCAACCATTTCTGCTTCTACAGTGAAAAAGTTAGAAACAGGGCTTTCAGACGCTGCATCAATCCAAAGGGCGTTACCTTTGATAATGACAATTGTGTGGCCTTCAAAATCCGCTGCATTCTTACCTTGCTCTAAACATTCAGAAGCAAGGAAATGCGCAGCCGTGCCTAGATCGGCATGCTCTGAGCTGCTGTCAGGTAAGTCTTTTTCAAGAATTACGCTACCTGCACAACGCATCCAACGGTGAGCCGAAGAAGGACTTAATTTTGCATGTGCTGTCATGACTTAATCCTTATTGAGCTGCCGTAAAGCCTGCTGCAACTGCCAAAGCAATAATGATGAACAGGGCAATGGTAAAACCAATTAACTCACCAACTGTAAACACGGCTTTGATTCGTTTATTTAAAAAATGGGTTTGGGTGTTCATGCGCATTTCCTTATGCAAGTGCTTTTTCGCAAGCTTCAATAACAGCCGCGTATTTATCCGTAGGGATTGTTGCAACCGTAGTAACGCCGACATTACTTAAGATTTTTAAAAGTGCAGCACGGTCTTTTTTAGCTACTGCTAAACAAGCGTCTTTCACTTCTTTTTCAGTGATTTCAGATTTAGTTGTTTCTTCAACAACTTCATCTTTTGGCTCTTCAACTGGTGCAGTTTCAGATTTGGTTTCTTGTACTTCTTCAACCTTTTCTGCTTTGGTTTCTTTAACCGTTTGAGTTTTTGCAGGGTTAGAAGTTTTAACTTCTGCGTTTTTGATATCCGCAGTTTTAGTACTACCGAACACATATGTTTCAAGACGAGTTGCATCTTTAATTACATCTTCAATGTCGGTTTTGCCTGTGCGGATTAGTTGTGCGCAAATTTCGCTGCGCCATGCATGGATATCTGTTGTCATTTTCATTCACCCTAAAAATTACGTTGTGCGTAAGTTATGGGGTTAAGTTAAACGCAATTTAAACTTACGTCAAGCGTAATTTTATGCTTAAGACGTAAAAAAGCCCGCATTAAATGCAGGCTTTTGATTTATAAAATTTTAAAGTTTAAACATCCATTTCCATGCGTTTTACAACGCCGCAGAAAGTAGTGCCTGGTGGGACTGCTATAACTGGGTACTTATCGTTTAATGGTTTTAGGTATGTACCAGATTCATCATCAATAAGCTGTTTAAAGGTAGCTTTATTGCTATCGGGCATTAGCGCAATGACATGGCTTTTATTATGCGCTTGCTCTTCTGGTTCGACGATGATGATACATCCTTCTGGAAATTTAGTTTCCATACTGTCACCTACAACTCGTAAGGCATAGGTGTAACGGCGGGCACGGTAGGTAGTTTCAACCCATTCAACATTATCTAGGGCGTGGGGCTCGTGAAACACTTCTTGGCATTTTCCTGCTTGGACCCATGAAATTAAAGGAACTTTCCTTAATTCAGGGGCGGGTTCAAAGTTATCAACTTCAGCACCTGATGCGATAGCAAAGAATTCAGGAACAGATACCCCCAATGCATCCGCTAATGTAGGTAACTTATCAACTTCAATTCCTTGTTGACCTTTCTCATATCGGGAAATGTTTGCGGGTGCAACGCCTAATTTTTCTGCAAGTGTATCTTGAGTCATTTTCTTAGCCTTTCTCAATTTACGCATTGCTTGCCCGATTTCAGTTTTCATGTCTATCCCACATAGGTCTAAAAAGTTGGCTATTTATACCCTATTTTATCAATTATTACGTTAAACGTAATGAAGTGAGACGTAATTTTGCTTGTTTAAAACTTACGTTTAACGTATATTTTGGGGAGTTACACATAAAAAGGTTAATGAAAATGGCCTCTCCATTAGCAAGAAAACGCAAGGAACTAAAGCTAACAGTTGAGCAAGTGGCCTCAGGTGTTGGCTGTTCTGCACCTAATTATTGGCGAATTGAATCCGGGGAACAACAGCCGCGCAAGAATCTCCTCCAAGCAATTATTCGCTATTTCGACAATCAAGTTACCGAAATGGAAATTCTATTCCCTGAACAGTTCGCAAGTGAAGATGATTTCGAAGACCTCACACAAGAGGAGAATGCCGAATGACTGAAGGTCAAAAATTTGATAACGCGAAGCCGCGTTTCTCGTTAATTCCAAAAGGTTCGCTTGCGCCCGTAATCAATGTACTTGAATTCGGTGCGCGTAAATATTCAGAAGACAATTGGCGCAAAGTTGCTAATGCAAATACACGTTATTTCGATGCAGCTCACCGACATTTAAATGCTTGGTGGGATGGGCAAACAACAGACCCTGAAACGGGTGAATCACATTTAGCGCATGCCGTTAGCTGTTTGCTTTTTCTCATTGCATTGGAAAAGAACAGTATTCGTGCAATGTGCAGTACTTGCGGTTTTCATCCGTGCCAATGTGCGAAGACTTCTTACGACATGGAGGTGGGTTGATATGGATGCTAAACAATACATCAGGCTTTACGGTGTTGATCATGCAAGAGAACTCGCTTTTGACCCATTGCATCTACAAATGACCCATGTCACAGAAGATGGGCGCCATTGGGTTAATTCGAACAATCCGCATTCTCATGCTTCTGAAGATGAGCTAAAGGGAATGATCGAATTAAGCGCCCTTAAGCATTTAGTGGAATTTATAGATTACGTTTCGATTCATGGATATGAAACCTCTAAAGATATCTTGAAAAATGCCCCGACTTGGGCGGAATGTTATTCGTTAGAAATAGGTAAATCGGGCATTAGAGATAAGACAGTTAATCTCGCTAAATTGAAGGAAGCTGTCGCAGTCCATGAATTTATCTATCGGGACCCGAAAACAGAGGACATGGGCGACGATAGCAATTTAGATCATCACGTTTCACCTTTATGTGAGGTGCGTGACGTATGAGCTATTTCAAGGAACACGGAAAAACCTTACTTGCCCATCACTACATGATTGTGCCGATCAAGCAAGGTTTAAAACGTCCTGTGATGGACGGGTGGCAAAACGTTCGGCTTACTGCAAGTGACATACCGCGCTTTGCTAATCAAGGCGTGGGCATTTTAACGGGTCAAGGACCTTTCCCGATTTGCGCAGTTGATATTGACGTAACTGATGCAGATTTATCACACCAGTTTGCAGAATGGTGCCGTGATAATTTAGGTGTGAGCTGTGAGCGTGTCGGGAATGCACCAAAGATATTACTGGTGTATAGAGCTGAAGATTCTGATTGGGGTAAATCAACTTCGGCGTGGTTTGCCGATCCTGCCGAAGCAGATAAACCTTTTAAAGAAATACACAAACATCGTATCGAAGTGCTTGGGCGCGGTCAACAATTCGTCGCGTATCACGTTCACCCTGATACGGGTAAGCCGTATGAATGGGTTGATTTCTTCGGTGGGCTGACTGAATTTGCTGCTAACGCTTTGCCGACCATTACCAAAGAACAGGTCGAAGAAGCGATAAAAGCTTTTGAGCGCATGGCTGAAGAACACGGCTTTGTGCGCGTAAAAAACAGTAAGTCACGTATTGGTGCTTTGACGTCTAGTGAACTCGCGGATGAAGAAGATTTATTAATGACGACCACGGCAACAATCGGTTGGTCGTTGGATGATGCAAAAAAATATTTAGAACATATAGACAATGAAGATTATGACACTTGGCTTCGCGTGGGGATGTCTTTACATCATGAGTTTGACGGCAGTGACGTTGCTCTCGAACTATGGAATGAATGGAGTTCTACCGCATCGAATTACGTTAGCTTTGAAGAGCTCGAATACCGTTGGGGTACGTTTAGCGGTACGGGTTCAACCATCATCACAGCACATTGGTTACTTAAAACAGGTCGTGAATCTAAACAAGCAAAACTTAGATTAGAGAAACGGCAGATTCTTGCTGACATTAAAAATCAGATTGCTGATTGCCGTGACCAACAAGAGTTGTTGCAAATAGTAGCCAAAGAAGCAGGCAAGGTTGCAGGTACTGACCTTGCTTTACGCACTGAACTATCGGGACTTATCCGTCAGCGCTTCAAGCAATTAACAAAGATCAGCATTTCAGCGCGCGAAGTGAATATCGCAATGGGCGGTCGCAAAGTCCAAATTGCACTTGATGACGCTCAAAAGCGCCCGATGACCGAATTTGGTAATGCTTCAAGAATGCTAGACGCTTACGGCAATGAAATTATGTTTATTGCCGAAACAAATACCTGGTACAGATGGAACGGCATTTATTGGGAATCATGCGTGAACATGGTCATCGAGCAGTATGCAAAGCAAACTGTTTTGGCTATGGGCGATGAGGCCAAAAAGATTGATGACGATGCACAACGTGCCGAGTTCTATCAATTCTGTGCAATGTCTCAAAAGGCGTTCATGGTTAAAAACATGGTGACGCTTGCTCAATCCGACCCGCGTGTATTGGTTCCGATCAAAGAATTAGACAGTGATATTTATTTATTGGGCTGTGCAAACGGCGCGGTGAATTTGCGTGATGGTGAATTGGTTAAGCCAAGTCAAGAATTGCTAATCACATATAGCACTGGTGTTGAATACAACCCTAAAGCCAAATGCCCTTTATTTGAAAAGACTGTTCTTGATGCCTTTTTTGGCGATGAAGAAATGGCTAATTTTTTCCGTCGCTTAATGGGTTACGCGATTTTAGGTAATCCAAAAGAAAACCTTATGGTCATTCCGTTCGGTGATGGCTCTAACGGTAAATCAACCGTACTCACAACCATTTTCAAAGCACTTGGCGATTACGCCAAGATGACGCCCGCTGAAACATTCTTAGGTGAAGGCCGAAGTAATGCAGGTGGAGCGCGTGAAGATTTATTGCGTTTACGTGGTGCCCGTTTTGTCTATGTTGGTGAACCGGAAGAAAACAAGGAATTAAAAGAAGGTTTGGTTAAGTCCATGACAGGCGGTGAATCCATCACGGCCCGAGGCCTTTATTCACGTGTTTCGGTTGAGTTCAAGCCAACGTGGACTGTTGTTATGCCAACGAACCATAAGCCAATCATTAAAGGGGGTGACCATGGTATTTGGCGTCGCTTAATGATGATTCCTTTCCAACGAAATTATGACGCTGACAAGTCTCTTGTTAAAGACCCGAACCGATCTGAAAAACTTCAGGCTGAACTTGAAGGCGTTTTAGCTTGGCTTGTGCGTGGTGCACTTGAATATCAGCAAGAAGGCTTGAACGAGCCGAACAAGACGAAACAAGCACGTGACGAATACCGCGATGAAATGGACCTTTTAAAGGACTGGATTAGTGAGTGCTGTGAGCTTGGTGATTATCGCGAAACGTCTCAAAACCTTTGGGTGAGTTGGGAAGCGTATGCAAAAGCACGTAACGAATTGCGCTATATCCCTTCATCAAGGGCACTAGGTCGTCGGCTTAGTAGCAGGTTTACCTCTGCGAAGGGTACAGGAGGCAAAAGGCTTTTTGCAGGTATTAGGGTTTCCGTAACTCCTGATTCCGAATTATTTGCAGATGAGAGCGGTAAGCAATGAGAGTTGAACACGTAGTTTTTTGCGTATACGCAAATTTCTGCGTGTTTGTTGGTGTAGGCAAGTTGCAAGAGTGGCGTTAGTGGCGTTTAAAGTGCTTTTTTTCCTTAATCTCTATTTATATATATAGGACTTTTAAGAAAAAACAATAAATAACGCCACTAACGCCACTCCAAAGACAAAAACGCAAAAATTAACGACTTGGAGGAGCGCGCCCATGCCTGTTTTGGCTTTTCTCCCTGAATTTGTAGTGAAAGACAAAGTAAAGCGTAGCTCTGAGCCAAAAGTTACAGAGGAAGACGTGAAAAACATTCGAGCACTACATAAATCGGGCATGTCTTATAGACAACTTGGTCATAAATACGAAATTTCCCACGAAATGTGCCGACGTATTTGCGTGGGGTATTGCTATAAGGAGGTTTTCTAATGGCTTTACGTGGAAAACAAAAGATATTCGTACATGAATACCTGAAAGATTTAAACGCAACGCAAGCTGCAATTCGTGCGGGATATTCTGCAAAAACCGCGGGTTCAATTGGTGATGAGAACCTTAAAAAACCTGAAATTCAAAAAGCCATTAAAGAAGCCCAAGAACAACGCATTAAACGCCTAAATGTAGATGCAGATTACGTACTGCATCGACTGGTTGAAATCGACCAAATGGACGTACTTGACATCATGAACGATGACCTTTCGCTTAAACCAATCAGCGAATGGACTCCTATCTGGCGTCAATACATTTCGGGCTTAGATAACATGGAAGAGTTCGACGGACGTGGCGATGACCGAACAATGATTGGTTATCTGCGCAAAATTAAATGGCCTGACAAAGTTAAGAACCTTGAGCTATTAGGCAAACACATTTCAATCGGCGCATTCAAAGAGCGAGTGGAACTCGGCAACGACCCTGAAAACCCGCTAACCGATCCAAAGGCAGCAAGCACACAGCTAAGCCTTCTTGCCAAGTTGAAAAAGGCGAAGGCTAAAAAGGAGAAAGGCGATGGAAATTAACGGCAAAACAGTTCCATTTACCGCGACCCACTACCATTGGCATTCACGCGAGTTTTTAAGGATAGGTAAACATGGTTACGCTCAATGCCTTATCAATGGCAAGCACTGGGTTGATTGCGGCAATTTGACAAATGCCCAATTGGTTGCGGGTGAACACAGAACAATTATGAAGTTGTTCAAAACAGGCTTGTCACGTGACATATGCAATATGCGCCTTTTCTTCATTGGTTCAACATATCGGATTGGGTGATTGCATGACCAACGATGACGAACTACTCGCATTAATTGCGGATATGAGCGAATCGGAAATTGAGCAATTTATTAATTCGCTTGATGAAGATGAACGTGCAGTTATTAGCAGGATTCTTGCAAATGCGCCTGTATGGTTCCCGCTTGAAGGTCCGCAAATGGCTGCTTACACATCGGATGCTGACATTATCGGCTACGGCGGTGCAGCAGGTGGGGGCAAGACTGACTTGATTGCAGGCTTGTCACTCAATGTGCATAAACGTGTGCTGATTGTACGGCGCGAGAAGGCACAGACAGACGGCATTGTGCAACGTATCGAAGAGATCGTAGGGCACAAGAACGGGTACAACACGCAAAAGTCAGCATGGCGCTTTGACAATGGCCGTCTCTTAGAGTTCGGCGGCCTTGACAACATGGGCGATGAGAAACGTTGGCAAGGGCGTGCGCATGACTTGAAGGCATTGGACGAAGCAACAGAAATCCGTGAGTCACAAGCAATGTTCGTAATGGGTTGGAATCGTACCAGTGATCCGACAATTAAACCAAAGTGCCTTTTGACATTTAACCCGCCTACTACAGCCGAAGGCCGTTGGGTTTTAGATTTCTTTGCACCTTGGATTAAGAAAGGACATCCGAACCCTGCACAGCCGGGCGAGTTGCGTTGGTTCGCACGTATCGGCGGCAAAGATCAAGAAGTTGAGAGTAATAAACCCTTTGTACTTATTGACGATCAAATTGTTTATGACTTTGACCCTAAAGACTACAAGCCCGAACTCATCATTAAACCTAAATCACGCACGTTCATTCCTGCACGTGTGACGGACAACAAGTACTACATGGAAACAGGCTACATGAGTACCTTGCAAGCATTGCCTGAACCTTTGAGGTCACAAATGTTATACGGCGATTTCGGTGCGGGTATTGAAGATGACCCTTGGCAAGTTATTCCTACAGAATGGGTTGAAGCAGCTCAAGCACGTTGGAAACCTCTTGAAGAGATGCGCATTTTGCATCGTGGAGATTTCAAGATGGATTCTTACGGTTTGGACGTTGCACGCGGCGGCGGCGATAACACAATTGGTTTTCCACGTTATGGTTATTGGTACGACAACCCGAACGTACTTGAGGGCAAAGACTCACCAGATGGGCCAACAAGCGCATCGTTTGCTGTCTCACATGTTCGTGACCATGCGCCCATTCATGTCGATGTCATTGGCGTTGGTGCAAGTACATACGATTTCTTAAAGCAATCAGGTATTCACGTTGTACCTGTGGACGTACGCAATGCTGCAACTGCATTCGACCGTTCAGGGCAACTTAGTTTTTACAACCTGCGTTCACAACTCTGGTGGCAGTTCCGCGAAGCATTAGACCCCGCATACGGCAGTACAGTTGCATTGCCGCCTGAACCAAAGCTTTTAGCAGATTTAACGGCGCCACGTTGGGGCTTGCAGGGAACCAAAATCAAAGTGGAGTCTCGAGAGGAAATTATTAAGCGTATTGGCCGCAGTCCCGACTACGGCTCTGCAATTATCAATGCGCAAATTGATACGCCTAAACGACACATTATGCAGACGATCAATGCATCAGCTGCAAGACGTGATTACGACCCTTACGCGTAGTGTCAACAGGAAACAGGGCCATGAGCATTTGTCAAAAGCATAATGTTATGAATGACAACCTCACTTGGAGTTTTCACATGTGCAGTAGCAATTTTACGGACCTTTTATTTGGTGGTAATAGCGTGATTGATAAGACAGCAAAGCTTTTCGGCATGGATGCAAAGAAGGCAGATATTCAAGCACCACCAAAGCCACCAGTACGACAGGACTCTAAGTCACCAGATGCATCAGCAACTATCGACCGTGTGCAAAACGCACAAAACTCTATGTCGGGCGGTATTGCTAATACCTTGTACACGGATGCAACAGGTGTTGATGACGAGAATTTGCGTTTAGGCAAGAAAACTTTACTAGGCGGCTAACATGACTGAAGACGATATCAGAGCGCTGAAAAAACGGTTTGATGCAGTTTGGCAAAATCGTGTCAATGATATGGACGACTATTGTGCCGAATTAGCATTACACGTTTTGCCTGTTGCTATTAAAACGATTAAGAACCAAGAAAAGCATGACCGATCTGCATGGTCCAAAATTGTTGATAACACAGGTAAAGATTCGCTTAAGACTCTTGCGGCGGGCATGGTATCGGGCACATGTTCACCGAGTCGCAAGTGGTTTACATTGCAAGCCGCCGATGAAGCATTGCAAAAAGATATTGAAGTAAAACAATGGCTTAAAGCTGTTGAAGACGCTTGCTATGTTGCTTTTGCAAAGAGCAATGTATATCGGGCGGTACATCATATCTATACGCAAGAAGGGGCTTTCGGAATTGGCGCGGCATTAGCTCCTGATCATGGGCCAAATTCAAAAGCTCAACCAATGGACGTTATCCCAATGACGTTCGGCGAGTTCGCAATAACTACGGATGAGTTCAATAAACCAAATGGCATTTTCCGCAAGTTCAAGCTAACCACACTCAATATGGTTAAGCAGTTTGGACTAGAAAACGTTTCTGATGCTATTAAAAGCGCATTCGAAAATAAGAACTTTGAACAAGAGTTTGAAGTTCACCATGCAGTTTATGAACGAGTAGATGCAAAAGGATATGGCCCTAAAAACATGCCTTATGCATCGATCTACTACGAACCAAGTGCAACAAACAAGTTACTACGTGAAAGCGGCATGATGAGCTTTCAGGTTATTTGCGGCCGTTGGACAGTATCAAGTAGCGATGTGTACGGTGAAGGTCCGGCAAGCGATTGTATTGGAGACTTACGCGCACTACAGAAAGGGCATCAGCAAATTGCTGTAGGCGTGGACTACCAAGTTCGACCGCCTTTGCTTCTACCTGATTACTTAAAAGGCCATGAGCGCGAGACATTACCAAATGGCATTGCGTTCTACCAAGCGTCACCGACAAGTCAAGTTGCGCAAGTTCAAGCAATGTTGAATGTGCAGTTCGATTTGAACGGCGTTATGGCACAGATTGCACAATGCCAAGAGCGTGTTAAACGCGCATTTCATACTGATTTGTTCTTGATGCTCGATGCTTTTGATAAAGGAAAAATGACCGCTACCGAAGTGTACGAGCGTAAATCTGAAAAGATGCTCATGCTTGGTCCGGTTGTTGAACGTCAGATCGATGAATTATTACGTCCACTTGTTGAAATCTGTGTGCAACGTGTGCTTTCACGGAATAAGTACCTTCAACAAATTGCACCTGAAGCTATTCAAAACGCCGATGTTGAAATTAATTTCGTATCGATTCTTGCCCTTGCGCAAAAAGCTTCAGGTTCTGCCGTCCTTGAGCGTGCCTTAGCGATGGTTGGACAAGTCGCACAGATTGACCCGCAAGTGCTAGATAAATTCGATACAGATAAATTTATCGATGAGTATATGGATATTAACGGCGTATCGCCTAACGTATTTAGACCGAAACGCATCATTGACCAAATCCGTAGCGACCGTGCAGCACAACAGCAAATTGCACAACAGCAAGCTTTAGAAGCTCAACAAGCCCAAACTCAAAACACAAATGCCAATACGGTGAAAACGGTTAGTGATACTGACGCTGAAACTGTATCTGACTTGTTCTTACAAGGTGGTGCGGCATGAGCGATCTAGAAACCAAAGCTAAAGATTATAAGAGCGAGCGTGACCAGGAACTAAATGACCTGCGCTCAATCTTGGAAACGGAACACGGTAAACGTTTTCTAATGCGCCTGATTAATAGATCGAACTATCTACAGCCAACCTATGGCACAGGCGCACATATGAGTGATTTTGCATTTATGGAGGGGCGCCGAGAGTTTGGCGTTTACATCATTGGCGAGATTACACAAGTAGATTCCAACGCATGGCTAGACATGCAAAGAGACCATTTTAAAAAGACTGAACAGAAGGTGAACCATGAGCGAAGTGACAACAACTACGACAGCAACTGATGCAGCAACTACAGCTACCACTACTGATGCACCTGCTGCAACTACCACTGAAACAGGTGGGGCCAATCCTGCTACAACTCAGGTTGAAACAACACCTACTACAACCACGACCACAGAAAATGTTGAAACCACTGAAACCAAGCCTGAAGTTCTTTTAGGGGGTGAACAGCCACCTGCTGAACAACCGATTCAGTACACTGAGTTCACAATGCCTGAAGGCTACTCAATGAATCCTGATGATTCAAAAGTGCTTCAAGAGTTAGGGCAACAGTTCAAAATGCCACAAGAAGCTGTGCAAAAGCTTGTGGATTTAGGCGTTCAAATGCAGCAACGCCAAATACAAGAGCAGCAAAAAACGATTCTTTCATGGCTTGATGCAGCTAAGGCCGATAAGGAGTACGGCGGTGAAAACCTTGAAAAAAACCTGTTGACAGCGCAACGCGCCTTCAGCTTACCACGGGGCGATGAAATCTCTAAGATTCTCTATATGAGCGGACTTGGTAACCATCCTGCAGTAATTGGCTTTATGACCGAAGTAGGTAAATTGTTGGAACCCGACAATATGACCCATGGTCGTGGGACAAATACAGCGAATGTGGCACCAGCGGCCGTATGGTATGACAAATCATAAGGAATACTTAGATGCCTACGATTGTACAAACAAACCCAACATTAGCCGACGTTGCCCATAACATTGGTACGAACTCTAAAGTTGGGGCGATTATCGAAGTACTCAACAAACGTCAAGACTTACTTGACGATGCTGTAGTACTTGAAGCAAACAGCGGTACCCACAATAAAACTAGCGTTCGCTCAGGTTTACCAAAAGGTACATGGCGTAAATTGAACTATGGTGTGCAACCTGAAAAAACATCACGTGTTCAAGTCTCTGATAGTACTGGTCAGTTAACTTCATATTCAGAAGTTGATAAAACCTTGTATGACCTTCAAGGCGAAAATAAAAAGCAATGGCGCTCTGAAGAAGATGCCGGCTTCTTAGAGGGTATGTCACAAGAGGTAATGGAAAACATTATCTATGGTGATGTTGCAGGCGATGTATCTACCTTTAACGGTTTAGCAACGCGTTACAACCATCTTATTGACCCTGAAACAGGCGTAGCACCTGCAAACGCTGTAAACATTCTGGATGCAGGCGGTACAGGCACTGACAATACGTCAATTTACATTGTGCAGTGGGGGCGTGAAAAAACTCACTTGTTCTATCCGCAAGGTACGCAAGCGGGTCTTGATATTCAGGACAAAGGACAACAAACGGTACTTGATGCGCAAGGCGGCCGTTATGAAGCAATGCGAACATACTTCCAATGGGACGTGGGCTTATCTGTACGTGACTGGCGCTCGGTTGTTCGTATCGCAAACATTGATGTTTCGGACCTTTCAAAAGACGCATCTACTGGTGCAAATCTTATTGATTTATTGGACGAAGCACTTTCTCTCTTACCACTTGCAGGTTCAGCACGTACAGCAATCTACATGAACCGTACAGTTAACCAAGCGCTTAAAGGCCAAGTCAATCACTTTAAAAATGTGCGCTTGACTCTTGAAGACTTCCGTAAAGACGGTAGCCGCAAAATTCAAGCATGGGATGGTGAGCCGATTCGCATCTGTGATGTGATTCTTAACACTGAAGCCCGTGTAGTTTAAGGAGAATTTAACCATGGCATTAGTTGATAAATTACTACAGTTCTCCGATAAGCAAGCTATTGCGGCGGGTGCTAGTACTTTCACTTTGGACACTGTGCATAAATCTGTTGGCACAGCGGGTTTACCTATCTGCCTTCAAGGGCATGTCGTTGGACCTGCAAACGCTACCGTTACAGTGACACTTGAAGAAAGTGCGGACGGTACAACTTTTACAGCTGCAGCTGCGTCAAAAGCGTTTAAAGCTGCTGAACTGAACAAAGGTACGTTCTTTTACGTAAACAGTGCGACAAAACGTTTTATCCGTTTGTCTTATGCGGTTGCCAATGCGCCTACTGGATCTATTTCGGCTTGGTTGGGCAATGAAGCGGATATCCGTACAAACTATGATGCTGTAAGCGGCGCAACTGTTCCAGTTTAATAGAGGTATTTTAGATGTCAGACCAAGTATTAGTAGTTGCTATCAAAAAAGGTTTTTACCACGGTATTCGTGACGTAGGTACAGAGTTCTATGTGCCTGCGGGTTTAGTGAACCCAAAAGTAAAAACTTGGTTTAAGCCGGTTGAAGAAAAGCCGAAAGCATCAGGCCGCGGCGCGACAGGCTCAACACAAGCTGAGTAAAGCCTATGAGATCAATTGTTGATCTTTGCAATTTAGCCCTGTCGCATCTCGCGCAGGGCTATGTTGTAAATGAACTAACCGAACCGACAAAGCATGCAAGATTGTGTAATACCTTTTACCCAATTTGCCGTAGAGAACTGTTGGACAACGAACATCAATGGACGTTTGCCGTTAAGCGCGTTCGCTTGAATGTCGATGCAGGGTATGAGTTTGGCACGGCGTATGTTTTGCCAAGTGATAAGGTCCGTATATTTCAGCTTGAATCAGGCAGTCGATTCTATGTAGAAGGCAATCTTCTATTCACAGAAGATACCGCACCAATCTTACGCTATGTTCACGATGTGAAAGATTTGGCATTAATGCCCGATTCTTTCAAGACCGCTCTATCTTATTTGTTGGCCGAGCGAATCGCAGGACCATTGACACAGAACGAGCAAAAGCAAAGAGAAATGATGGCAGGTTATGCAATGAGCTTAAACCAAGCTATTTTCATTGATCTTCAACAGCATCGGATAGAAAAACGACCTGAACATACAGGCTTAATGTTTGAGGCACGATAAATGCAATATTCGTTTAATGGTGGCGTAATTTCACCAGATATGTTCGGCCGCATTGATCAGGCGAAATACCAGACTGGTGTTGCCAAATGCAAAAACTTTTATGTCGAACTGTTTGGCGGCCTTGTCTATCGTGCAGGCTTCCGCTACGTACACCATTACCCGAAATCAATGGGTAAAATGCGTTTAATTCGTTTTGTCTTTAGTGAAGAACAGGCCGTTGTTTTGGCTATTCGTGCAGGTGCTGTAAATTTCTTTGCTGATGGCGGGATGCTTTTAGACGATAACGATCAACCTTTAGAAGTAGCATTGCCTTATGCTGAGCAGCATTTAATGCAGCTCCGTTATGCACAATCTGCGGATGTTATCACAATCACACATCCAGACTACCCACCACGTAAAATCATACGTAAGGGCGCAACTGAATGGACGACCGAGATAGTCACGGTGGGGTATGGTTTAGCTCAACCTCAAAACTTGAATGGTACTGTTAAAAAGGTAAATGAAAACGGCTACATTGAACGTGAATACGTATATCAGGTTACTGCTGTAAACGATGAAAATGAATCCCAAGCATCTGCAAAATCGCCTGTTTTAAAAAACGATCTAACATTATCGGGCAATGAAAATATTCTGACATGGGATGCAGTGCCGGGCGCGACCCGTTACAACGTATTCAAGTTGCGTTCAGGGTTAGCTAGTTACATTGGGGAAACAACAGAACTAAGTTTTACTGATGATTACATCGAAACTAACGGCGCAATTACACCGCCTTTAATCCGCAATCCTTTCGAGTTTTACCCAATGGCTGTTGCGTATCACGGTCAGCGAAAAGTTTACGGCGGAGGTTATAAATCCCCCCAATGGCTACGAATGTCACGTACAGCAACCGATGATAATTTTGGGTATCACATCCCTTTACAAGATACGGACTCTATCCAAATTCGCTTTGCTGCACGAGACGGTAACGGCGTTCGTCACCTTGTGCCAATGAGTGACTTACTCATTCTAACAAGTGGCGCACTTTGGAAAATGTCAGCGGATGGGGCTGTAACTGCTGCAAGTGTTAATGTGAATAAGCAATACAGTACAGGTGCAAATGACGTAACGCCTGTTGAAGTTGACGGTGCTGCTGTATTTGCTTCTGATCAGACAGGGCATGTACATGAAGTGTCATTAGCAAGTGGTTATAACGCTTCGTTTTATCAAACGATCGATTTATCAATAATGTGCCCGCATCTCTTTGATGGGCATAAAATTGTAGATTGTGCATTGCTACGCAACCCTTTGAATATTATATATTTTGTCCGTGATGACGGCGTCTTGCTTTCGCTAACATATGAGCCGCAACAACAGGTTTGGGCTTGGGCAGAACATCATACTGACGGTAAATTTCTTTCATTAGCAGAAATACCTGAAGATAACCAATCTGTTTTATATGCATTTGTAGAACGAAACGGCTTTTACACAATTGAGCGAATGCTTACAAGGCAGCCGCTAGATATGCAAGATAAGTGTTATCTAGACAGTAGCATTCAATATAAGGGCAACCCTACATCAACTCTAACCGGCTTAGATTGGCTTGAAGGTCAAACGGTATCTGTATTTGCTGATGGTGGAGTTAAGCCAAATGTTAAAGTTGAAAACGGCACAATCAAATTACCCCGTGAATTGTCAAATATTTGGGTGGGCTTAGGATATGAAGCAGAAATGCAAACATTGCCAATTTTTCAAGAGCAAAGAAGCCCTGTTAAACCTAAAGTGGTGAATAAAGCATTTTTACGTGTTTTGGATTCTCAAAATATTTTGGTCGGTGCTAACCAAGATATTGAAGACCGTACACCAATCGATGAGTTTAAACCGCGTAGCAACGAACGCTATGGCAGCCCTCTTAAATTGTATTCAGGTTTGGTAGAGGTACCAGTTGACAGCACTTACGAAAGAGACATTCAAATTACTGTAAAACATGATAAACCTTTACCTATGAAGCTATTGGCCCTAGAGGTAGAAATGACATGAGACGAAATAATATTGAGATTCGCAAGCCAACGGAGCGCGATATTCGTATTCTTGTTGAAAATCTACGACCTGCGGATCAAGAAGAATTAAAAGCCTATTTCAGTGATAACTATCAATGGATTGTGAAAACATGTGTTAAAGGTTCCCGCGATTCGTGGGCAGTCGTTGTTAATGGCAAACTGCTGTTTATTTGTGGCGTAGGCATTACAAGCTTAATCGGTAAAGTAGGGTGCCCGTGGTTGCTTGGTACCACGCACATTAGCAAGTACCCAATCGAATTTATTAAGCAGACACGCAATATTCTAAAAGAAATGCTTTTAGATCATGACCTACTTCGAAACCATGTTTACATCAAAAACGATGCAGCAATTCGTTTTCTAAAACACTTAGGTTTTAAATTAGATGCTCCAGAAGTGCATGGGATAAACGGCGAATTATTTTATCCGTTTAGTATGGTGGCTGCATGATGGGCGGTGGAGGTGGCGGCGGCCAAATGGGCGGTGGCAATCTGTATCAAGCAATTGCTACTGCTGCCGTTAAAGGTGCCACAACATATTTAAAATTAAAAGCGCTTAAACAGTCCTTAGAACAGCAAGCAGATATTGCAGGCGAAAATGCAACGCTTGCAGATATACAAGCACGTGATGCCATTGATGATGGGCGTAATAGTGTTACGGATTATCAGCGTAATCTTTCGGGCTTCAAGTCAAGCCAAATCAATGCGCTTGCTGAAAACGGTATTGATGTTACACAAGGTTCAGCGATTGATATTTTAGCTTCAACTGAAATGATGGCCCAAAATGATATTGATACCTTGAAGTACAATGCTGCCATGAAGTCATGGGGGCATAATGTTCAAAAAACTAACTTCATCAACCAGAAAAACTCTCTTATGGCGCAAGCCAAATCAGTGCGCCCACGCCTAAATGCTGAACTTGCAGCAATAGACCAATTTGCATCTTCAATGATGGGGGGTGGCGGAGGAAGTCCAATGCAAGGCGGTGAGTCTCTAACAATGACGCAACCTGTAAACGGTTCGTATAACGCGAATAGCAATTTTTCAATGTCTCTTTACGGTAAAGAACAAGGGGCATCTTGGCAAAACTACAACTGGAATTGGATGGGGGCTGCTTAAATGCGTATACCACAGTTTAACTCTCAAGTCGCTGAAGCCGACATGCCTAACGTACAAATCAGCGGTGGGGTTACACCTGGTCAAGCAGTGGATATGGTCGGCAATAAAATAGATGGTTTTGCCAATCTAGCTAATACGGTCGCCAATAAATATAAAGAAATCCAAGATGAGAACGACCGTGTGCGAGTGATTGACGCGCAAAACAAACTTGCCGAGTTGCGTTTGCATCTTGAAAACAACGATACCGATGGTTACATCAAGAAAAAAGGTGCTGACGTTGTTGGCTTTGATGACGGGGAAGGCGGTAACTTCGTTGATTACTATTCTCGTGCATATCAAAACGGGGTTGGTGAAATTGCTAATAAATTAAGCAATAGCCGTCAGCGTACGATGTTTCAGCAAATTGCTGCACGCGATGCGCTTCAATTTAAAGGTACTTTGCAAAATTACTTTGTACGTGAAAATGATGTTTATCAGCAAAGTGTTTACTCATCTTCTGCTGAACGTTTTATCCGTGAAATAAATGAAAATCCTGCCGACTTCACTAAGATTGACGAAAGCCGTGAAAATCTAAAAGCTTCACTTGGCAAACTAATGTCCCTCAATGGTAAATCAGCTACAGAAGCTGAAAACATGTACCTGAAGTCCATTTCATCAGCGCATTTAAACAACCTAAACGCCTTTATTCAAAATGGCGAATTAAAAGCGGCAGCAACTTATAAAAAGAAATATGGCGATGAGATTTCACTTGCCGATGATTATGTGATTAACAAAAGAATCCATGAAAAGCTTGAAGAACAACAGATCGAACTTTTAGTTAATAAGGCTACAACTGGAACCCAAGAGTATAGCAACCCTGCCTTAAACGCACCGCCCCAAGCTTCGGCTGCAATTGCTAAAGAGTTAAAAGCATTATCACCTGAGCAAATGAAAAGCATCCGATACAATGATCAGCGTTTAGATGTTTACACCGTGCATGCTGCAAAAGAAAAAGGCATGGAATGGGCAGCGCCATTATTACTTGGCATTCGCTTAGCAGGTGAGAAATCTAATAATGATGCGGTGTCACCTAAAGGTGCTAAATCGGTAATGCAGTTCATGCCACAAACTTGGGGAGAATACAGCAAAGGTGGTAAAAGAGATATTAACAATCCGGCTGACACTATCGATGCCGCTTTAGAATTCGTAGATTGGATTAGTAAGAAATATAAAACTAAAGACCCAATGGTTATTGCAGCTTACTACAACGGTGGTGGCAATGCGGCTACGGCAGTGTTAAAAGGACAACAACCGCCAAAAGCCGAAACTCAAAATTACCTTAAACGCATTGATAAATGGTTATCTGATGATATGGGGCCATATAGCAAACAGCCCGCAAAAACACGTCAACAAGCTTATGATGAAATTTGGAACAGTAACGTCCCTGTAGAGACAAAACAAAAAGCTTTGTCTTTAACTGAACGTTATTTTAATGGTCAGGATAAAGTTAAAAAAGATCGTCAAGACCAAGAATATAGCAATCTTTATAATGGAATAATTTCAGGTAAATTCACCTTTGAGCAAATACCTGCGGGTAGTATTACGGCTTTAGAACCAAGTCAAATTAATAGTTTGAAATCGGTGAGCAAAGCAACTTACAACAAAGACATTAAAACAGACCCGATAACCCTTAGTATGATTACCCTTAATCAAGAGGAACTTTTCAAAGGCAAACCACAATCTGTTCTACACCAATTTGCTGATAAGTTGTCGCCAAAAGATTATGAAGAAGTCACTAAAATGTATGCGAATGTGAATGCTCTTAAAGGCTCTAAAAATGAGAAAAAGACATTCATTCTTGACAATAATACTGTGGCTTTGGCAGTCAAGCCGTATCTAAATATCATTGGGATAACAAGCACTACTGATAAAAAGCAGCTTGAGCACTACAATGCTGTTAAAACAGATTTAATGCAAACGTTAAAAGAAGCTGAAGCAAAAAACGGTGGGAATTTAACTTGGGAACAAGTAAACCGAGTCGTTTTGAAAAACATAAACAATCAGGTAAAAGTTACTACATCAAGACCTTTCTTTGACGATAAAGTTGAGTACAACCGGGTTTACTCTCAAGTTAAGAGCAAGGGTGATATTACTGACTCAATGAAAACAAAAATTGATAATATATTTAGAAAGCAGGGTAGAAACCCAAACAATGTTACGGATGCTGAATATATTAACGCTTATTATTCAATTATGAGAAGGGGTTACTAAGATGTATAAAATATTAATTTTATTATCATTTTTGGTGTTTAGTTTTTCAGTTAATGCAGCTGTGGAAGATGATTTAAAAACATCAACTAGAAAAGCTTTAAATAAAATCGACGCGCAAAAAGAAGACTGCTACAAAAAAGCCGAATTTTCAGCAACAGCTAACGGATGCTTGGAGGACTCTTTTAAACGTCAAAAAGTTATTGTAGATACGTTTGTTGATATAAAAGCTAGAAAGCAAGACCCAGAACAGTTGTTACGTACTTATGAAGATCAGGATGTTTTTAATAAAAGTATAAAAGCTTGCGAACTATTGCTTAAACTTTCGAGTCCTAATGATAAATACTTTTATGTATATAATTGCAAATTGAACGCCCTTAAACAGTATTTTGAGTATCAGTAAATGCGACCCATCGAAATAATAAAAGTAGTAAACAGCTTTTTATCTTTTACTTGTTCTGCCTTCATTATTGGTTTTTTCTTTTACTCTTTTGTTGGCACCGAAAGCTACTATAAATATAAGGATATCGTAGATTTTTATAATCTTTTTGCTTTTCTAATTAATCTGGTACTGCTGATAATTGTATTCAAATACAGTAATCTTTTATCAGAACGTACATTTGATTTTTTAGAGAATGAAAAAATAGAAGGGCTAAAATCAGGCAACTATATTGGGCTGTTGCTTTTAAGTGCTTTTAATATTTTATTATTCAATCCTATTTTTTCTTTTTCAGAATATTTTGATAAAGGAGGAGACAATTTAAATGTCGCTTATTTAGCAATGAGTTGTTCTCTTTTTTTAGGTGCTGTTTTACTGTACACATCTAGGCAACAAATCAAAAAATTACATGAATAGCTGCACTGTCAACAGCAAAAGGCAGTCTAATCAATAACAGCATTTAAGATTACAAATAACCGTAGTCTTAAGTGCTTTTATTATGTCTGATCAAAATACAAATCTGACAATAGGTCAATTATTCGAATTAAACCAAGGCAAGAACCCAACGCAAATTGCTGATACAGAAGCCCGTGCGCGTAAGGCTGCACGTTCGTTGGGCTTAGACTATAACAAGATGACAGAAACGCCTGAACAGATCGTTTCTGTTGCTGATGAGGTAAACACTCAAAAGCGCGTCAATGAAGTGGTTGCAAGTGACCCTGTATTGGGTAAATATGCACTTAACCCAAATCAAGCCGCTGTTTCACTTGATGACTTTGAAAATCTAAAAGACATTAGCGATAAAGTATCCTTATTGGGTTCGAGTTTGAATAAACCGTATGAACCTGTTTCATACCAAGACATACAAAATGTTTTGTCTAAAGGAACATCACCAGAACAAAAAAAGAGACTGAAAGAACTAGGCATTTACGAAGACCCTCAAAAGCAGGTCAAGCCGAATGTAAACCCTAATTTACTTGATACGTTAAGTACATCATTAGTGCCCCAAACATCTGACCAAGTTTTCAAAGAAAATTACGACCGCATCAAGAAAACAGCAGGCATAATGTCTGCCGAACGGTTTAAAAAATACTATGAAAACCAAGTATATTGGATGGAGCACACGGCGACTGCTGAACCTACCAGTCCACAAGAACAAGGCAATCGATACGTAAATGCGGCTATTCGGGCTGTTGCGGCTATTGGCCAGACAGAAGGCGCAGTAATTAGCGCAACAACAGGAAACGATAGCCTTCTTAACTTGGCAACACGAGTAAAAAATAAAGCTGTCCCATCACAAGAAATGACGCAAGCGCTTTACCAAGCACAACTTGCGGCACAGACAAATGATGCAGGCGTATTGGGCGCGGCACAAGAACTGGTTAGCAATGCTGATGCAGGTTTAGTGGGTGAGTTTTTAATTGAACAAGCACCCCCCGCATTAGTTGGGTATTATGCAGGCGCAGGGGCAGGCGGTGTTTTAACAAATTCACTTATCAGAAATACAGCTAAATATGCGCCTATGGTGATGAACTTAGAAAAGGCGGCAAAGTTAGTACGCGGAGTAACAACCGCAGGTAATGCGGCACAAGGCGCATTAGGTGCAGGCACGGCCGATGCTCTGGTGTCATACGGGCAGAACATGGCAGAAGCCCGTGAAAAGTTTTTAACCCGCCAAGAACAGATTGATTATGCTGCTGCAAAGACATGGGGTTCAGCCAAATACTCAGCGTTGGGCGGTGCATTAATGCCCGTAACTTTTGGCGGTCCTTTGCGTACAGTCGGAGGGCAGGCTGTCATTCAATCTGCTGCGGGCATGTATTCCGTAAAAGGTGCGGCTGATGCTGTTGGTGAAAAAGCCGATCCAGTCGAAATGGCTTTAGAAGGTTTGTTAGAAGTTGCAACCGCTGCGCCTGAAGTAGCAATTACATCTGCGGCCAAAGTTAAAAACCAACGCACAGCACAATTTGCATTAGACCAATTGCGACAAGATCAACAGCAAGATGCTGTTCGTTCAAGTACATTTGCCGCAATACTTAATAACCTTATCGACCGCAATAAAGAAAGCAAGACGGCACAACGCGATGACTCTTCAAGCCAAGCGTTTATCAAACAGGCAGTTGAAGAACACGGCGCGGTTGAAGAAGTTTATATAGATGGTCAGACTTTCAACCAGTTATTACGTGATCGTAATATTGAGCCGACCGATTTATTTGAACGTGCGCCAAGTCTGCAAGATCAGTTGGGTACAGCCGAAACATTTAATGGCACTGTACAAATACCAGTAAATGAATTTGTTTCTGCAATGTCGGTTGTTGAGCGTCCAACAGATTTTGTCGAGAACGTTCGTTCAAGCCCGGACATGCCAACTTATCGCGAAGCCCAAGAGAACCTTGCAAAAACAACGGAACAAATGCAGCAAGAAGCCGATACCTATATGGCTGAGCAAGCCCGTTTTGAAAGTGCTGAAGATGCAAAAGAGTTGGTAGCAACAGAAGTACAAAACCAATTGGCTAAAGTCGGAACATTTACGGCTAAATACAATCGTGCAGCGGGCGAATTAACTTCAGCTTTCTACTCAACGTTAGGCGATAAACTTGGGATTTCAGCAAAAGAAGCTTTTGACCATTACCCAATTCGTATTGCTGATGAGCCGACCACGGATAAAGGAATTTCATTTAATCAAAGTGCTACCCCTGAACAAACAATCTCAGTAGATGAGTTTGCTAAGAGCATTAAAAAACAATATGGAATTGAATTAGGTCTAAAAGGTAGCCCATCAAGTAATGTTCTTTCATTGCATAAAATTGTTGTGCCTGAAGCTATGCGCAATCAAGGCAATGGCACTAAAGCAATGCAGGATATTATTAGATATGCTGACACGCAAAATAAAACAATCGCACTTACTCCAAGTTCTGATTTCGGCGGCAACAAAAGCAGACTTACAAGCTTTTATAAAAAACTCGGCTTTGTTGAAAACAAGGGGCGCAATAAAGATTATGAAATTTCAGAAAGTATGTATCGTTCACCAAATGGTCGTAAATATAATCAAGCGAATGGCGGTATACGCGGCTCAATTACTTTCAGCATTGGTCAAGATGGTTCAACAATTGTTTTAAGCAAAAATGCTGACTTCTCTACTTTCGTGCATGAGCTTGGGCATCATTTCTTAGAAATGAATATGCAAATTGCTTTAAGTCCTGATGCACCTGCCCAAGTCCGTGCAGATATGGAAACGGTGATGAAATGGGCATCCCCAGAAACAACGAATATCGGCGAATGGGATTTTTTCACCGATGCAGAAAAAACAGAAGTACACGAAAAATTTGCAGAAACTTTTGAACAGTATGTTTTTACGGGTAAAGCACCAAGCGCGGCATTAAAGCAAGTTTTCAACCGATTCAGACAATTCATGATTGCCGTGTACCGGAACATTGAAAAGTTTATGGGCATCAATGACCGTGCAGAATTGAATGCCGATATCACAGGTGTAATGGACCGTATGCTTGCATCATCAAGTGCAATTGCTGAAGCACAAGCTGCATCAAATCTTGAAATACTAATTCATCAAGATGATGCAATGCGCCTTGGTATTTCGCCAAAAGATTATGACGAAATGCGCCAAGATCATGAAATTGCTACAGAATTATCTATAAATACTTTAGAGCAGAAATCCCTGCGCAATATGATTTGGTACCAAAAGCAGAAGTCTAAGTATCTGAAAACATTGCAAAAAGAAGCTGATAAAAAGCGCGCTGCCGTTCGCGAAGATATGGCAAAAGAAATTGCACAAGAACCTGTATATCAGGCTATGGCATTCCTACGTCAACCGCTTGACCAAGTTGCTAAGCGTGACTCAACCAAGGTTGAGCCTGAACGCGACAATCTATTTGAAGCGATTGCTAAATTCGGCGGGCTTGATGCCAATGAAGTAGAAAGCACTTGGGGCATTGATGAAGCAGCCAAAACAAAATCAGGTATTGGCAATAAGCCTGTTGTGCGTTCTTCAAAATCAAAAGTAAAAGGCCTATCAATCGAAGCGATGGCTGAGAAGCTTAGCGAAGAAGGGTATTTATCTTTAGATGAACACGGCAAATTTGATACACGTGAACTTGAAGATAAATTTGCGGAACAGTTGCGCGGCGTTAATCAATATTCAACGCAAGTGGATCCTGAATTATTGGAATATTCGCAAGACATGGATTTGCTGCAACGCTATGCAGAAGGTCGCACAACCAAAGGTAAGTTATCACTAGATTGGATTGAAGCTAAATATGGCCGTGATAGTGATATTTACCAACGCATTTCTAAAGGTGCTTATGGTTTTGCACAGCGCGGTGGAGAAAACCCCGATGTAGTTGCTGAAATGTTCGGATATGAAAGCGGCGATGCATTGATTCGTGACTTGCTTAATTCACCGAGTCCTAAGCAAAAAATTGATGAACTCACCGATGCGCGTATGTCTGTTCAATATTCTGAATTTTTCGATCAGCAAAGCATTATAGAAGCAGTTGAAGCTGCATTACATAATGATGTTCGTGCGCGTATGCTTTCTGCTGAAATGGCTGCACTAAACGGTTTGCTTGGCCGCAAGTCTGCTTTGAATGAAGCCGCAAAGACAGTTGCTCAAGACATTGTGCAACGTCAAAAAATTAAAGATATCCGACCGCATGTACGTGCACAAGATGACGCTCGTTTAGGGCGAATGGCTAATGAAGCTTTCCGTAAAGGCGAAACAGTAGAAGCAGCGCGCCACAAGCGTAATCAACTGGTTCAGTTCTATGCAACCAAATACAGCTATGACGCAAAAGACCAGATTCAAAAACACCTTGATTTAGTCAAAAAGGTTTTTGGTAATAACGAGAAATTATCTAAAAACCGTGACTTTGATTTTGTGACTGCTGCCCGCGGTATCTTAGGTAAATATGATCTTGGCCGAGAATCTACTAATTATGAGCATCAGCTAGAATTGATCCGCAAATATGACCCGACCACTTATGCTGAAATTCAAAACATCGGTGCTTTACCTGAAAACCAAAGCTACCGCGAATTAACGCTTGAACAGTTCAATGCAGTTATGGCTGCGGTCGAAACACTTTGGCATCGATCTAAAGAAAATAAGATTTGGCATACAACCAATGAAGCCTTTGAGCGTGAACAGGTCCGTGAAGAACTAATACAGCAAACAGGGGGTAAGAAAAGCGTTGAGAAGATTCAGCAAACTTTATTGGGTAGAGATAAGACCGCAGAACTTAAAGCTAAGTTCATGGAATTAGGCGCTTCAGCAAAACGTGTCGACCAGGTAGTAACTTGGTTAGACGGTGGCGCAAGTGGCAAATTCCGTACATATCTAATCAATCCTATGCAAGATGCCTTGGCTAAATATCGTATTGAGAAAGCCAAGATGCTTAAAGACGTGGTCGATATTTTTGAAGGATTTGGCAAACTCGATAATTCAAAAATTGCTGCACCTGAACTTAATAACTTTACTTTCGTGGGCAAGCAATCTTTGCTCCATGCGATTTTGCATACAGGCAATTTAAGCAATAAAGAGCGTCTTGTTTTAGGCTATGGGTGGGGTGCGCGTTTAGAAGATGGTTCGGTTGATTTCAGTGCATGGGATCAATTCTTTAGCCGGATGGTTAAAGAGGGCGTGATTACCAAAAAGGATATGGATAACATCCAAAAGTTCTGGAACCTTTTTGACAAATACAAAGAGCAAGCACAAATCACACATAAAAAAATTAACGGTCGCTATTTTGATGAATTACCACGTACACCTATTAGTACGCCATTTGGTGAGTATGAGGGCGGTTATGTGCCTGCTGCTTATGACCGTATTCGCTCAAACGAGCAAGACCGCATTCAAGATAAAAACTTAGCCGAAAATAACTTAGCTGCATTAGATATCGCAACGACTGGCGCGAATTTTACAAAGTCACGTGCAGATCGTTACCACGATCAGCTTGAGCTTGATATGTCTCGCTTACCAAGCCACCTTGATAAAGAACTTCGCTACATCCATCTTGAATTACAGATTCGACAAATCGGACGTTTATTGCTGAATAAAGATTTTCGAAATGAGATTGAGCGTGTCTTGCCGTTTGGTGTTAAACAAGTCTTTAACCCTTGGTTGAAAGCAATCGCAAACCAGACTGTTGATGAAAGTTCGGGCGTTAGTTTGCTAGATAACATTTTCCGCACACTTCGCCGCAATACGGGTATTGCGATTATGGCGGGCAACTTAAAAAATGCTGTTGAGCAGTTCACAGGTTTTACACAAGTTGCTGTTGCAGTACCGCCGAAACAATTGCTAAAAGCTCAGGCCCATTATTTTGCTTCAGTTGCTACCCGTGAAGACATGGCAAATAACATCATGGAAGTGTCTGACTTCATGAAAACTCGTTTTGACCGTGCAGCGGATGAATACCGTTATGCGGTGGATGAGATTGTTTTTCAAAAAGGCGCAATTCAAACAGTGAAAGATTTCACAATGAAGCACGCATATGTATTGCAAACAACGATACAAAGACCAATGGAAATGATTTCTTGGCAAGCAGCTTTTAACCATTACACAGAACAGGGCATGACTCAATATGAAGCAGTGCATACAGCGGATGCGGTTATTCGACAATACATGACAGATATGTCACCAGAAGGTATTTCAAATCTTGAACGTGGTACACCTGCTAAACGAATGTTTTTGATGTTTTACAACTGGTTCAATATGGTTTGGAACACATCAATGTCAGAAGCTAAGCTAGCGTTAGAAGCAAGCAACGGCTCATGGGTGCAAGCATCGCCACGTTTGGCGTATGTGGCGTTAATGATGATCTCCATTCCTTCGATGCTGTCTGAATTACTTGGGGTTATCTTCGCAGGCGGTCTAAAAGATGAGGATGATGACGATAACAAGTGGGATGACTTATCTGCAAAACTTGCGCTTTCACAATTAAAAATGTTAGCGGCTTTTGTACCGTATGCAGGTAATGTGGTAAATGCCGCAATCAGTAATACGGACGATACCATCGTGAACGACCGCTACACAGCATCACCAGTATTCAGTATGGGTGAGAGCGGGCTTTCTCTAATTCAACATGCAAGACGTGCTTTGGATGAGGATAAGGAAGTTAACCAAGGTAAAGCTTCAAAAGATTTAATGAATACAGCGACTCTCGTTACGGGCATACCGTTTGCTGTACTTGGTAAACCTTCTGGTTATTGGCTTGATGTAGCTCAAGGCAAGAAAGATGCACCAGACAGTATTTACGATGCAACACGCGGTACGATAACAGGGAAACATGCACCAGAATGATAAGAAATTATCAAGTGTTATTTTTCATTAAATAACAACAGTTTGCCTAAAATTTGTAGTTGACTCCGTAGTTTTGTTAGTTCAATATCTAACCAAATTACGGAGTTTTTTTGCATGAAATATTTAGTCATTAAAAAACTAGGTCACGGTTTCTATTTAGGTAAAGGCAACGTTCGACAAGGAGGTAAAGAATTTATCGTTATAAAAAGCGATAAAGAATTGCTAGTAGGTGCTGAAAGTTATAAATATGATGCTTCAACCAATCAATTGTTGTGGGAAGGTATTCAAAACCTTGGGCAAGAAGTGGTCGGTTTTGCTGATACTGAAGAGGAAGCATTAGATTTGGCTTTCTAAATGCCTGTTGACAGTGCAAGACTAGCAACCAACTATTTGTTAGTTAGCTTACATAAAATTGGCTGTAGAGATTACAGCCTTTTTTATTGGTGGGCAGAAAATGACAGTACCTATTTCCGACCGTTTAAGCCAACTGTATGTTGGTAACGGCACAAATACCCGTTTTGATTTTAACTTTCGGGTTTTCGGCCAAGAAGACATAACAGGTGTTGCTGTTAGGCTTAAAGGCCCGATGGGTTTTGAAAACATGGACCCATCATTGTATACCGTAACAATTAATACGGACGATTTAGGCGGCTTTGTAGAATTTATAGATGCCCCTTTACCTAATGTTTATTTTTACATCGCAGGTTCAACGCCTCTTGACCAGCTTCTTGACATCACTAATTACGATAACTTTTATCCGGACGCAATTGAAAATGCTTTAGATAAACTCACTGCCTTACTTCAGGAATGGGGCACTCAACTTGACCAAGAGAAGCTTTCGCGAATTTTAGCGGACATCCATTACGATTCACTTGCGATGGAGCGTGAGGAAAATCTTGAAAATCGATTAACAAGTTATATCAACACTATTATAGGGATCGCTAATCCTAAAATATTTGATGGTATTTCTGATCGGATGGTCATTACTAAAGACGGACGGACTCAACGAGAGTTTAACGAGTCTGTGCCGTTTTGGACTAATGACTATGTTGCTTTTAAGCAAGAAACTTATATTCGTGAAGCAAAAATTATTGATCATGCTGATTCTGAACTTGCAAACGCATCTTCGACTTTGAATTCAGCAATTACTGCTGAGACAACTCGAGCAACTTTAGCCGAGCAAGTTTTAGATAACCGAATTGCTGCAATTCAAGTAGGTAATTTCGCGTACAAAACATACGCCGATATGGACGCAGATAAAGCGAATATTCCTTTCAATTCTAAAGTAACTGTCACAAACGATCCTGACCCGTCCAAAAATCACGATTGGCAATGGGATGGCACAGTTTTTACGCCTTCAGCCTATGACCCTATAGCTCAGTCAAAAGACTATACAGATGGACAAGTTAAAATGGTAAGTAATGCTGTCTCTTTAAAGAAAACAGATGACCCTTCTATCATACCAATCCTATCTGACTCAGAAGGAAAAGCACTTGCCTATCACGATGTTTTGGAAGATAGATTTGTTGGGGCGGGTTTACTTGAACAAATTTTTGGTTATCTTCAACAAATAAAAACCTATGAAGATGATCGCTATATTGCGGTTCTTAGCGATGATACAGGTAAAATTCTGCTTGGTTGGGATAAGCTGAATGATTCACCGATCGGCTTTGGTGCCCCTAGCTCTCAAACAGCAAAAAAATATTATATTTTTGATCAGCCGCAACAAGTGGGGTCAATTAATCATATGCTTTGGTATGGCGAATCCTATACTATGGGAGCTTCTGCCCCAACTGTTATCAGTACTTCTCAGCCGTACTCAAATTTGACTTTTGATTCAGGACCAAGAAAGGATGTGGAAGCAACTTCAGTAATCCCATTACGTGAATTCTTTAAAGATCCATCGGTCGATGGCTATCATGATCGTGGTGAAACTTGTTGTTCTGGGTCAGCTAATTATGCCTCTTTAAGTATGATAAAAAATAGAGGTATTGGTCCAGATGAGCATGTGATTTTCTCAAGTACAGCAGGACACGGTAGTTATAAGTTATCTAACTTAATCAAGGGGGCACCTTGGTACCCCAAACTTGTTGAGCACATCACTAAGGCAAAACAGTTAATCAACGACCCTGAATACACACCACAAATTATAAACTTTGTACAAGGTGCCAATGATGCGGCGGCATCTTCAAGAACACCAAAGTCAGTTTATAAGCCAATGCTCGCACAATTACAGGCTGATGCTGAAAACGATATCAAAGCAGCTTCTGGCAAAGATAACCCGATTCGCTTCATGCTTGCACAAATGAGCTATGGCACACGAGCTTGGTCTGACATGGCACTTGCTCATCTTGAATTATGCCAAGAATCTGACAAGTTTATGTTGGTCACACCGATGTATCACTTCCCGTATGACGGGGATAAAGTCCACTTAACGAACGTTGGTTATAAATGGTTGTCAGCGTATTTCGGTCGTGCTTATGACCAATATATTTACGAAAACCGAAAGCCTGATTTTCTTAAGCCGCTCAATGCTTATATTGAAAACGACAAGATTATCGTGAAATTCGACGTTCCAACGCTGCCTTTGCAAATTGATACCACTACATTAGCTAAAACACAAAACAGCGGTTTTAAAGTAATGAGTGGAAACATTGAGTTAGTCATTGAAGAAATTACCGCTTCAAATGATACCGCGATTATTAAGCTCGCAGCAGTGCCAACAGATAATGTAAAAGTTAGATATGGGCTTGATTATCAAGGTAATGGGTTGATTCTAACTGAAGGGGCAAGCGGGAACTTACGAGATTCTACAAATGAATTCGTCCAAATCTTAGGGACGATAAAACCCCTATATCACGTTTGCCCGCACTTTGAAATGACAGCGTATTTAGATAAAGGAATCTAAGACTATGGCTACTACCCAAACAAATATTTTCTTTCAAGCAAGCGGTTATGTTTCTCAGCGTAATTTACCGATTATTAAAAACATTGAAGACATTATCTATACCGAGAAGTTTGAACAGACTTCCTACGACCACTGGTTGTTTTTAGACGAAACGCCACTTGTCGGACGCGTTAATAATCGTGTGCTTTCTCTTCAGGGGGGTGCTACCGTTCCCCCTGTATATTCTTCTGAAGGAATGGCGCTCGCTAACGCCAAAGGTAGCGCAATGCTGACCGATCTAACCGACAATTCATCAACAAGTATTACCGCTGTTTATGTGACAAAATGCACTACAGACACACTTCATTTACTAGGAATGACCCTTCCTAACACCAACGCTCCAAATGAGAATGGGTTTGGTGCGTACCTTTCTGGCAATAAGGCTTATTTGAATCTTAAACCTTTATTAGCAAATTCTGGAGGCGCTTTGCAGGGTTTAACTAACAATCAGGCGATTACACAGGCTGAATTTTGTATTACGGCAGTAAGTGTTAATAAATCTACTAATGAAGTAATTCTCTATACACAACAAAACGGGGTTGAAAGTTGGGTAGAGGGCTCCTTCTCGGGTATTTATGAAAATATGGCTAAAAAAATTGCTGTGGGTAATGCATATTATAATGTTGCAGACTCTGGCGCTAAAACTAAATATCTTGAAGCAATTATCTTCGACCGTGCTCTTGAAGTTGATGAAATTAAAGGTGTTGCTTCGCGTTCCCGTGTGCGTTTGTTAAATAGAAATATTGTTGTTTAGACTGTGAATACCTTTCATGAAAGCCCTCCAAGGAGGGCTTTTTACTGTCAACAGAAAACGATACTTAAATTAAACCAATCCATAAAATAATGAAAACATTAGATTGGTGGCAAAAATGAACGACCCTTTAACAATTAAATCCTTACCTTGGTTTATCAAGATTTGGGCGGCGGTGATGGGCGGCATTTTTGCGCTCATGTTAAGTGGCGATATCGATGTTGAAGGAAAGATAAAAATCAATATCGGTGTAATTATCAAATTCGCAATTAGCGTTTCTATTAGCTTATACGGCGGTTCAGCATTTATTGAATATCAGAATTGGGGGCATTACTCACATATGACCCAAGGGTTTGTCATGCTGATTTTTGCAGTATTCGGGATGTTGCTTATTGGTATTTGGTATCAAGCAATTCAGTTGCTAAAAGGTAAAACCATTAGTGAATTGATCTTTGAAATCAAAGAAGCGTTCAAGGCTATATTCAAGTAGGAGAGGGCAAATGTCAGTAGATAATGCAGAGCAAATTGCGCAAGCATATTCATGGCTTCGTGCCATGTCTGGCGGCAAGCTAACTCAAGAACAAGTTACAGCAGGCGATTCAATTATAGCGATGAATGGCCTAAAAACATTTGCTCAAGTCATTGGGTATAAGATGAGTGATGCTGTAACAGGCTTTCGCGATATATCCGAAAACGGATATAAACTTATTAAATCTTTTGAAGGGTTTGAGCCAAAGGCATACCAGGATACTGGCGGTGTCTGGACGATCGGATACGGCACCATTAAATATCCAAACGGTACACGTGTTAAGAAAGGTGATATGTGTACAATGGCTGAAGCTGAAGAATGGTTGAAAAACGATTGTGCTTGGGTTGATGCTTGTTTAGATAAGTATTTAAAATTTCAACCTACGCAAAACCAGTTTGATGCATTGGCTTCATTTGTTTACAACGTAGGGGAAACGGCATTTTCTAAAAGCACTATGTTGAAATCACTAAATGCAGGTAATTTTGCAGGCGCAGCCAATCAATTCGACAAGTGGGTTTATGACAACGGTAAATTGATCAAAGGATTAGTAAACCGTCGTGCAGCTGAGAAAAAGTTGTTTCTGTCATGAAAGTCTTTCACTGCAAAAGATCAAAGCTTGCGGTATTAATTTGCCTACTGTGCATTCTGTTTTCAGGGTGCACGGCGCATTCAATCAATAACAATATTCAAGTATCATTATGCGTAAAAGCAATTTGAGTTTTTAAAATGGCGCAAGTGATGATCAAGGCATATGATTTTGCAAATACAAAAGAAGTTGATCTTTTGGCTGATATTGATAAGGGCGGTAATATCCTTAAAGTTTATGACTACAATGGCAATGAATTAAGCATAAACATGGATGGTACCGTGACCTTTAATCGAAAGCGTTGGGAACTTCCTGTTAAAGTAGATTTAAAATAA